GTTTAAGTCAGACCGATCGACCGGATTATAACTATCCTCTCAGGCCTCAGGCCAGAGATCTGACTCTGCCGTTTGCCCCTAGGAATCTTATAATCACCAGCCCGTATAAGGTAGGGGCAACAGACATCCGATGGGATAATCCTGCCATCATAACTCAGAATAGTGGCCTGAACATCATAGGCTGTAATGTCTACCGGTCAACGGACAGCCCTTATGGCCCCTATGTTAAAATTAACGACATTCCTGTCACCGTGCTGTTCTATAGAGACGAGACCGTGGAACAGCCCGTCGTGAATGAAAATGCTACCCCTACTCTCAGATACAGTCTTGAACCTGGATCTCGATGGCTGGTCTATGCTCAGAACCGGCCTGTGATAATGCCCGGTTCAAATGGGGCCTCTTCGACAAGGATTCAAGATATAAAAGTAGAGATAGATAACGGAGATGGAAATTTTCTTGAGATGCCTGCCTATGGATTGAATGGCATTACTGGGGAAGTAGAGCTGATAAATTTTCCAGTCTATAACTACTCAGTACAGCAGATAGTTCCTCCTCGACTTCCTACTCCACCAAATGGTCGGGTAAGGCTATCGTATTCCTATCTCAGGCATTCCGTTCTGACTAATTTGAGTCAGAGAATCTATTATAAAGTCACCTCTGTGGCGGCTGATCCAAATGATGGCAATAATACCATAGAGACTCCACTGACTGAGATCTCAGATCGCAGTGCTTTTGATATTGAAGCCCTTGATTATATATGGAGAGAAGCAATTCTCCGTAACAGATGGATTTTGGAACAGGGCGGGGAACGAGTCAAGATTTTCCTCAGGAAGAGAATGGGAGAGACTTGTCCGGAGCATCAAAAAAATTATGGCCAGGCATATAATGATTGTCCAATATGCCTTGGCACTGGGATTGTTGATGGGTATCTAGGTCCCTATGATGCCATTATTGCCCCACCTGAGACTGACAAGATGATTGAGCTCGCAGACATGGGTTTGCATATTCGTTATGACTGGGCGACATGGACGACAAATTACCCTTTGTTAAATACCCGTGATGTAGTCGTTCGGCAGAATAACGAACGATATGTCGTAGGACCCGTGAATCCTCAGGGCTCCCGAGGAGCGATTTATCAGCAGCATTTCACGATGAGTATTATAGATCAGGCAGACATCAGGTATCAGATTCCGATTACTGGTGCAGAGACCCAGGTCCCGGCGTCTTATGATGCTTACAGGGAGACTGCTCCGACTGAGGCCAGTCCGGTTATTAATGCTAAGCCGGAGATACCTCAGGAGAGGATTATACGAGGGCGTACAGTCACATTCGAAAACATAACCTATTGATTTTAAACTGGTTACAAAGACTATGCACAGAAATTTTGGTTTGAATCTTACTTCGAGTGTCCTTTCTGATGACAGAGTTCAGTTTGATATTTCGAGTAGGTTTGAGGTCATCCAAAAGGAGTCTTCTGTCAAGGATGAGAATATCAATGAGACCATTCAGCGGGAAGGTGCTCATTTTGGACGGGGCGGTGGTAAGGAAGGGGATTGGTATTTTAGGAAGCATCCTGATAGGCTACAAAAGTTACTTGAGAAATAATAATCTTCTAATACGGGGCCAGAGACTACAAGTCTTTATGAATATAGGAACCTATCTATTTGACTCAAAATATCCAGGAGGTATGTCATGTCCGAAGCCATCATGAAAAAGGCCGCTGAAGAGCTTCTCAAGATTGCAGACGAAATCGAACAGGAAGCCGCTGCAGTGACCCAGTTTGTTTGCGAGTCATGCAATCATACAGCTTCTCTCGCTTCGATCAATGCAAAGCGTAAAACGGCCGCTCAGGAAGTTGGCGAGAACGTGACTGTCAGTGACATCACGGTCAACGACAAGATTCAGTGCCCGGCCTGTGACGGAGTCATGGCTTATAAGGCAACTGAAGCCAGCGAAGCCTACTACTTCGACCCGGACAAAAAGGCTGAAGAAACTGAGACCGTGAAAGAAGAGAAGAAAGAAGAGAAAGAAGAAAAAGAGGCCGCGAAGCATTCTGAGGAGAAAGAGACTCCTGCACAGGAAAAGGCAGAGACTCTGAAAGTTCAGGAAGAAGAACGTGCCCAGGGCAAGCATGCCTCGATCGATTATGATTCTCTGAAGAGATACACAAAGTAATTTTTCCCACCTGGGAAATAGCCATGGGGAAGGGGTGACGCCAGTCATTTCTTTCCCATTTTTTTTCTGCATTAATCTATTAATACCGTCGCCTGTTTGGAGACTATCTATGATCCGGGTTCTCGGAAATAGTTCGGAGCGAGTCCCGATCAAGGACTTAAACGACTGTATTTATTACAAGCAACAGAAGGAATATTCTGACACCGAATATGCATCGTCTAAAGACCTGAGAAAGGCCCTTGAAGCTGGGAAAATAGTTAAATTGGAGCAAGTCCCGTCTCCCAGGGCCTCGGTAGACGGTCAAGGACAGTCTGGGGGCAATGGATCAAGCTCAATAAGTATCAGTGATATAAGGGCTGTTTTACGAGAGATTGTACCGCAAGAGGGGATGTCAGAGGATAAGATTAGAAATGCCTTGATGGATTTTGCCCCGCTCATTGTGAATATGGTTCGGCAGGAGCTTTCAAAGATGTCGATCCAAGGGGGGACAACGGTCATCCCGATGCAGAGGACGGAGTTTACGGGGCCTGAGTATGTCCCGACAGTAACGACGGAAGGTATGGTTAGTAGTATTGAAGCAAAAACGTCAGAGACGTCAGGCGAGGATACTATGAATGCATTGCAGGCACTTAAGGCTATGCAGGGAATAAAATGAGGATAAAAATCTCAATAACATTAAAAAGAGGAGTCTGACCTATGAAAGCCATTGACATTGGAACCTGTTTTTTGGTAAGTGCATGCCAGGATTCAAACAACAAGATCCAGTTGAAGTCTATTCGAGATGCCTTCATTGACATGGAAAATGAACCCCAGACTAAGAAAATGCTGGGAATGTCCAAGGTCGATTTCATTGAGGCTGGTGAAAAGCTTCACATAATCGGTGACTCAGCCGTGGTCATGGCAAACATCTTTAAAAGAGAAGCTCGCAGGCCTTTGTCAAAAGGTGTCCTAAGTCCCGGCGAAACTGATGCGGAAAAAATTCTCCTGGTTCTGATCGAGAACATCCTCGGAAAAGCCACGAACCAAGGGGAAACATGCTTCTTCAGTGTGCCCGCTGCCCCGGTCGACAGGGACATTGATATAGTCTATCATCAGGCGATGTTCTCAAAGCTTATAGGGTCTCTTGGATATCGACCTGTTGCCCTTAATGAAGCCGCCGCCATAAGCTATAGCAACGCAGCAAAAGAGCAGTTTTCAGCCCTGTCCATTTCATTCGGTGCCGGGATGTGCAACATCTGCCTCATGTTCAGAACCATGATTGGAATGGCTTTTAGTATCAGTGTAGGCGGGGATTGGCTCGATGAATCAGCAGCCAAGGCTACGGGTTCGACTGCCAGCAGAATTCAGTCGATCAAAGAAAGAGGCATCAACCTGGTAGATCCCAATGAGGGAGATCCCAAGACTATCCGTGAGCGAGAGGCCCTGGTCATTTACTATAAGAGCCTTGTACTCAGAGCTCTGGACGCAATCAAGGCGGAATTCAACAAACGCCAGGGATCTATTGAATTGCCGAATGCTGTGCCTATTATTCTGTCTGGTGGGACCAGTCTTGCACGGGGATTCAGAGATCTTTTTGAGGTTGGTTTTAATACTGTCAAAGATAAGTTCCCCATACCCATATCCGAAATTCGTATGGCGACAGACCCTCTCAATGCCGTAGCTCAGGGTCTTCTCGTGGCTTCCATGAACTATGACGAAGGAATGAAGTAAAATGTCACAGACTATTCCATACACCATTCCTAATTTTGTCCCGGCACATGGAATTTATCAGAATCTCCATGTCGGGGTCAAAAGAAGAATTATAGATGAGACGGAACTGGCATTTGACCAGCATCCGGCTTTCTCTGAAAAGGTTCGAGTCTATAATAAATTCCCTTATGAGGAACGGGTTCAGTATGGAGTAGTTCTCAGAAATACGTCGGCTTCTCAGATAAGGTTGTCACCTGATAATTTCATGTCGGATTTGATATCACATGTACAGATTGCCCGGCAGACTTCTTATCCTGGTCTGGCCATTGAATGGGTTCGGGAGAATGCCTGGCATGTGACCAAGGTTATTGAGGAAGATGTTTCAGATCAGTTAGGGGCAAATCAGCGTTTGTTCCTAACTTCTCAACAGATATGTGCAGGAATAGATGAGACTCATTTTGCTACTAATCGAGGCCAGGTTGCTGTGACGGTTGATGGGGTTGAGACTGTACCTGAACTGGTTGAGGGCATTAATAAGACAGTCATGCTCTATAATAGCCCTGGTGCCGGAAGTGTCGTGAAAATAAAGTACTATGTGAGGAATATTGTCCCCTATGGTATCTATTGTATTGACTTTATCGAGAATAATCAGTTCGTGGTGCAACCGGCCTATATAATTGAGAATGAAGTCCTGATCAGTATTACTACCGGTACCGAGGTCTCAGCTCAGATAGCAAATTTTCCTCTGGACCAGTATTCCGAGCAGATCAACATAGCGTTTAGGGATAATACAAAGATTCAGGCCCTAGCTCGGGGCACGGATTATTTGATCGACTATACCACGGGTCTTGTGACATTTCTGCAACCTCTGGCCAGGAATTACAGGATATTAGCTGACTACCGGTATCAGCCAATGAGCTACAACAATGGCCCATACACTTTCTCTGAATACCAAGAGAATCATGTGGCAATACCTGGAGTTGTTCTTTCGATTGGTCGGCGAGCGAAGAAGGGTGACCAGCAGGTAGTTATAGTTTCACAGTTCCGGGAACAGCAGGCTAAAATTTACGGTGGTCACTGGGAGATGTCGTTGGATTTATCGGTTATTGCTAAGGATCCCATGCAGATGGAGCAGATGAGTGACCATCTCATTTCCTATCTGTGGGGTCAGAGGAAGAACGACCTGGAATTTGAGGGCATTACCTTAAATAGGGTGGAACCGGCTGGTGAGACGGAGGAGGTTCATATTGATACGACTGGGGATATGTACTATGAGTCTTCTATTTCTATAAATCTTCAGTCGGAGTGGCAGAAATTCTTGCCGTACTTGGCGATACTTAAGATCAAGAATATCACTCTTGTCCCGGATCTCAGGCCTGTGATCAGGGCTACGGTTGTGGGGTATGAGAGATTGACTTAAACTAATAATCTTCTAATAGATAAGTAATATACAGATCGAAATAATATAAGGAGGCGGATTGTGCCATTACGAGAGTACGAATGTAGGATGTGCGGGTACGAGTTTGATGAACTTGTGGGCGTGAATAAGGACGATTCAGAAATTGTCTGTAAAATATGTGGGGGTGGGGTTGAGAGAAAAATGAGTTCTTTTTCTGCTGTGGTAGCAGGGGGAACCTCAAACGAGCCCATAGACATGAGAATTGGTCGGGATGCAGATGCACGTTGGAAGGCCATCTCAGAGAGGCAGACAGTTCGTCGTGGAGATAAAGTTCCTGAGCCGGTTGTCACTCCAAGGGACAGAGACGGAAAATACCTCCCGATGGAAGTGGGGAATCTGGCCGAAAGGGACAAGAGAAAAGAATATTCGGGTGCCTTGCAGGAACATAGGCAAGAGCGGGCGAAGCGTGGTCAGGGTCAGTTTACGGATGCCGGGGCTTTTTGATAGGCCCAAATAAATATAGATAACAAATAGAATAAGAAAAAAACAGATCCCGATAGAATACCGATAAAAAATGATTAAAAAAGTAAACAAATAACTTCTATCGGAGGTTTATCATGGCGATTGGCCCTTTTTCCACTGGTTTCGTTTTCCCCGGTGTCTATACGAAGACATTGAACGAACCGCCTCTTGCGACTGCCGCTGGACAGCTACGTATACCGGCTTTCATCGGAGTTGGCGAAGAGAACGTTGAGGTCGACAACTATGAGATGATTCGTGGTTCGAGCTCGATGGCAGACAATCAGATTGTTCGTGAGGATGTCTCTGCTCAGATTAGCGGAGCTACCAGGAACTTTACGGTTTCATTTTTTCCCGTTGTTGATGGTAATGGCACTGGAACGGTTACCAACGACCCGACAAAAATCGTTGTCGAGATTAATGGCGAGCCTGTGCCTGTGGCTTCTCTTAATGGGACAACAGGTGAAGCTTATCTCGTGAACATTCCGGCGATGGGTGATCAGATTCTTGCAACATATTACTACAAGAAAACTGACACTCTGCACACTGACGAAGATCTGAGTGATCAGGTTGATGGATCTCGTCGGACGTTCCGCACGCATTTCTACCCGGTTGTGAAGGGTGATAATGGCGGAATCACCACGACGGATGTTACCAAAATCACTGTAAAAATCAATAACAATGTTGTGTCTCTCAGTGATCTTGACGGGACTGATGGCTTCTTTACTCTGGCCTCGGATGCCACGGCTCTTGCTGGAAATACTTTGACGGTAACATATTATGATAACGAGCTTCAGGACACGGCTGATATTCTTCCTTCTCCGTTTGTCTCCAGTATTATTAAAGTAGGGTATGCGCCTGGAACATCGGATTTTATTGAAGGGACTGATTTCGTTCTTGACACGACAGGTGCTTTTAGCACAATTCAGTGGGGTTCCTCTTATAAGATCGCTTCGGGTGTGCATAGTAATCCTGCTTCAGAGTATTTCGATGACACTCAGATCACAGGAACTCTGATTGATAATGTAATCCGGCGTCGTCCGGCGACGGGAACTGCTGACAGCACTAATATTGATTTTACTTGTGAATATGTTCCTGCAAACGGTGAAGGTCGGGGAATTACAACGGATAATCCGGATCTTGTGAAGGCATTTTATGGCACATCTCCTACTGATGCCACTGCCATAGACGTCATTCAGTTGGATGGTGCCACAAGACTTGTTACATTAGCTTCAGCGCCTCCTGCAGGAACGAATGTGTATATCTCGCAGTACTATAATTCTCTTCCGGATGATACATGGACTATCACGGATACGACCACAGGTGGGACTGGTGTGGGGACATATACAGTTGAGGGTGCCTTTCTTGGAACTGCAATGACTGCGTCCTTGATGCCTTTGGGATCGGGATCTACTGATACATCCGTTTCGGATGCGGATTTTGCGACAGATCTTGCGAATGGCCTTTTCCCGGCAGGACTTGTTGCGACGACTACTTATTCAGATGCTCGTGAGATTCCGGGTTATGCAAAAGAAGAATATGTTAAATTGGTTTTCACGGATTCAACATCTTACTGGGTGGAGTCAACTGTTTCGGGTGGCTCTGGGTCAGGTAGTGATAATACAGGGTATATAAATCAAACATACATTGACTCGGTTACCGGATTCCAAGTAACTATTCTTGAGGGCATAACAATATATGTTGCTGGGGATCAGATTGTTTTTAAAGTGACTGCGGAGTTCACTACGTCAGTGACACCAACCCAGGCAATTCCAAGTATTAGGGTCCAGGTGAATAATGCTACGGGTGTGGGGGTTGGTGATACTGCTACTCTCACGACTTATAATAAGTCGGGATCTGAGCCTACTATCGGGTCTTTCTACTATGTCTCGTACTACGAGACTAAGCAGTTTGATTCTGATGGTTTGACAGATGCTAAGTTGTATACTCAGGAAAAGAATGTCTTCGCGGATACAGGGAAGCTGACGATCAATAACAAACTGGGTCTCGCGGCTCACCTGGCTTTCCTGAATGGCGCGGCGGCCATAGCTCTGTTGCAGATTCAGAAGACTACCGGTACAAGTGATGCTCCGGATTCCCGGTACATAGCTGGTATCGATTATTTCAATGAACCCATGGAGGCAGGCATCAGGCCCATGTTGATGGAGCCGGTGACAACCTCAACTCCGGTACTTTCTTATTTGAAGACATCGAATGTCATTCAGACAGGTATCCGGTATGCTAATGAGCGGTATTCCTGGTTTGGTTTCCCGCTTAATACAACTCCGTCGACGGCTCAGACCTATGCCAGGTCAATGGCAACCGAGCGTATGATGGGGCTGTATCCGGACGGAGCCGTCACCACAGTGCGTGACGATTTCGGAAATGATGTCGAGTACCTTGTGGATGGTTCCATGATGGCGGCTGCCGTAGCCGGTCGGGATGTATCGCCTGCATTTGACGTAGCAGAGCCTATGACTAAAAAACCGATTGTGGGTTTCAAACGGCTTTACCGTCGTATGGATTCAGTCACTGCCGCTCAGGTGGCGAATTCGGGACTGACACTTCTTGAGGAGTTAGCTTCTGGGATTGATATTCGGTTCGCTCTGACCACGGATATCTCGTCAGTTCTGACGAGGACTCCATCGGTTATCCGGACGAAGGATTTCATTCAGAGGGGTACTCGCGAGATTCTGTCGGTTTATATTGGACAGAAGTTGCTGGCACAGAGGACTTCTGAGATTGAGCAGACTCTGACTTCGTATCTGTCAGCCCTGCAACAGGCCCAGATCATTACGGCTTATCAGGGTGTCAGTGCAAGTCAGGATGCGAACGACCCGACGATTGTTAATGTTGAGGCGTTCTACAGTCCAGTGTTCCCACTGCTGTGGATTGTCGTGACGTTCAATCTCAGAACTAGCATATAAGAGATAACATGGGAGGGGAAAAGTTTTCCCCTCCCTTTAATCTAAGGAACAAAAATGGACGCAAAGAAAATTGCTAATAACATGTTGGAGTTCTTGATTGATCCGACAGTGTTTCCTGTCCAGCAGCGCCTGTATTTTAGGCCGGAGGAGGTTCTCAGGAATGAATCCTTTGAGAGCGCCAAGGCCGACTCTTATAAGGCGTATGGGGATCAAAGAAAGAATTCTGATTTTTATCCAAGTAAAAACCGAACACGGGAGGCAGCGATAATGGACCGGAAAACAATTGTAGCGAGTATGGATATTCTTTCTCAGCAGTTCACAGATGAGAACGATCCGATGGCAAAAGATCTTCGGACAATGGCTTTTTGCGTAGCAAAGTTACCCGAAGAAGAGTACACAGCACGTTTGGCTTCGGAAGATGAAGTTTCGGAGACAGACGTCGAAGCGTCAGACATTGAAGCCAAAAAGAAAAAGAAAAAAAAGAAAGTGGAAATGGCAGAATGCCCGAAATGTGGAACCAAAGTTCTGAAGCAGACCGGGTATTGCCTGAAGTGCAAGAAGAAAACTCTCAAGGCTTCGGAAGAAGTGGTTGAGTCTGCAGAACCCGTTGAGGCTTCAGAGGAAGTCCTTGATGGTATGTGGTCGAAGGAAGCCGCTGAGGCTGTTCAGGAGGCCTTGATCTCCGACGTCCTTGGTGGTGATGTAGGCGATATGGCTGAGGAAGCCCCTGTGCCTGTGATGGACGCCCCGAAAGAAGAAGCTGCTCCGAAGAAAGAGAAGAAGGAAGAGAAGAAAGAAAAGGCTCCCGTGATGGAAGAAGCTCCGGCAGGAGCACCTGCAGAGGAAGCACCTGAGGCTCCGAAAACAGCGAGCATCAAGCAAGACCTGAAAAGCGTGATTGAAAAGATCAAGGGGCTTGATCCGAAAGTTCTTAAAGACATCGGACGTGCCGTTTCAACAGGAAAAGCCGCCTCTGAGGATGTGACTTCTGGTGTGGGTTCAAAATTCGTAGGTCTTGTGGGACTTCTTCTTGCATTGGCCGCGGCAGCTCATGCCGACCCGGCTCAGGTTGGTTCTCAAATGGCAAACAAGGCCCCGGATCAGGTTGCAACCTATTTGGACTCTCTGGTCCAGAAGGCTGATGAAGTTGAACTGAAGTCAAGGGGCACGCCAAGGGTTCAGGAAGTGATGAAAGAAATCAACGATGCAATTCCTGAGAGCAATACCAAGACTCCGGGGGCAGCGCCAAAACAAGTTGTGCTATCCTCTGAAGCTCCGGTAGTGCCGGAAGAGAAAAAGGCTGAGCAGGTTGTTGACACGAATATCCTGGCCTATGAGGGCATCGAGCTTAACACGCCGATGATGGACGAAGTCAGCCTTACCGCTGATGAAAAGAGCCGTCTGGACCAGTTGTTCCTGTAAAATTTACATAGCTCGTAAAGGGGTTATTGATAATAAATGAAAAACCAGATAGGGGAGTAATTTATGGCACGGGATACCGATAGCTACATTTTCCGTAAAGGGGTCACGCCAAATACCTTATCGGTTATTTCGTCGAAAAACAGGGTATTCGCATATAATTCTACGGGTCGTTCTGTTCAGATTGGGGTCATTTCAACATTTGACCCCTCTGAAGCACGCACCATAGAACCTGTACGCGGTATCGGGTTTGGAGATCAGATAGCTGAGCTTGTTCCTGGGGTCACGGATCCGATGACGATCTCTGTTACCAGGACGGCTTTATATCTTTCGAACATCATGCAGGTTTTCGGATATAAGGCTGGTATTGACGGAGTGGCACGTTCACTTAAACACCATCGTTGGCCGTTTGATATTAGGCAGGAACTCGTTTTCAGTGGCCTGGCTGCTGAGAACGTGGATGGCAGTGTCGTGAAAAATATCAATTCGGTGACGAAGGATTCACGTGATGAGAAGGGCATGTATAATCAATATGCCGTCGTGACTTTTTATGAGGCTTGCTGGATCAGTGATTATTCGGTCTCATACGCTTCGGATACGGCTTTGGTGCAGGAAACTGTTACCATTAACGTGTCGGACGTACTGGCCGGACCTGGCAAGTTCCCGTTCACTCAGTCTGAGATTGAGCCGTACTCGATTCTGGATACTGGAGAGGCTCGTTCGAAGAAGTTCTCGGGATCGATAGTATAAGTGTGTGTTGGGTTAAGGGGAACGGGGGGCTCTACGTCGGGAGCCCCCTTCTTCTCCGTAGTGGATTGAATGGGGAATTTCTCCAAAATAAATAAGATTTAGATTTTGCATAAGAATTTTTTTAGATTTAAATAGGATACAAAATCCTCAATTTTTCCCTCAGTTCAATCCCCAATGGGGAAACTCCTCGTTTTTAAATACTTTTTCGGAAAGGCGTCTAAGATATGGATCTGAATCGTGTTTTATCTGCTGTGCGAAAAAAGTTTTCTCCGGGTAAAATGGTGGATTTTAATGAAGAGGGGTTTCATTTCATGATAGAGCCCCTGTGCTCTACAGATGAGTCAAAGGTTTTGACAGCCCTTAAAGATGTGGAGGATACTCAATATATTGAGAGCCTAAAGCGTCAAACTCTGGCATGTGCAATTAAAAGGATCAAGATTGATGCTGATGGGGAAGAGGCCGCTTGCGAGATTGATCTTACCGTCGATGATATCGAATACGAAGAAAAGGGTGAGAAGAAAATAAAGTCGAAGTACCTTTATATGATGGAGTTTTTTGGTAAGTTTCCCTCGGCCTTAGTTGACGAGCTATTTGAGGCCTTTTCAAATATGAATATGGAAGTTCAGGCTCGAGTAAAGACTGGCGTTAAGTATGAAAGGTTTATTCTTTCAGAAACAGTTCCTGAGGAGAAAACATCTAAATTCAAACGGACAAAGGATACTGTTCCGGCTGAAGAGCTGAGTCAGGAGGAGCGCCTGGCGAAAAAGGTTGAGAAAGAAATTGAACAGGCCAATGCAAAAATAAGCGAGGCTGTTCCGCAATGACGAGGGATGAGGCATACAGGTCTTTGTCAGACCTGATTTGTAAGGGTTTTTTAACAGTGGGCATGGAAATGGCAGGCAAGACCCTTATTTTTAAAACAATCAATGACCGGGAGTATGACCTTATCCGGCTCTATTCCGGTATTCCCTCGGATTCGATGAATTATTTGAGGACCAATCTGTTTTTCCTGGCTTTTTCTACTTTCTTGATTGATGGCCAGAATGCTCTTGCTGATCGAGAGCAGAAAATAGGTAGTCTGTATGACTTTTTCTCAGATCTTCCTATGGTTATTACAGCGACAATTCAAGTTGAGTTGGGGCTCTTGAAGAAGAAGGTTATCGAGGCAGCTAAATATTTGGAAGGATTTTGTTATACTACGTACTCCAGGGATCTATGGCGATCGATCAAAGGTTTACCCAATAAAGAGGAGTTTACCGGCATAAAAGGGACGAGTTTTTTGGGATTAAATGCTTATCAGCATAGTTGGATATTATTGAATAGGGTCATGGATACGGAGGAGGAGGAAGATAGGGCGTTTGATAATGCAATTTTGATTGCCTCGGCACAAAATGCAAAAGGTGCTAAGTCCGTGAGGGGAAAACACGACTCTGCTGTTCAAACTCGAGACGAAAGGCGTAAGAAACTGGCTCGGAAAGGGTCTTCGGATAAGGCTCAGTGGTCTCCGGAGGGGTGGGCGGCGCCGGTTGATACTGCGGAGGAGTTGGTGGCGGAACTTGAGAGGCAGATGCGTGGAGTTAAGGATAAGCATGACATATTCGTTGAAGAATATATGAAACAGATGGAGGAGAAAGAAGCCCAGGCCAAGAAAGAGGAAGAGGATAAACTGGTGGTAATTCGTCGGAGGCGTAAGGCAGAGGGTGGGCTCCCATTATCGGGTTCTCAGAGGGTTCTGACCCCTGAAGAGAACGCGAGAATGAACGCAAATATGAGGAAACCACATAATAATCTAATGATTTTACCATCAGATGAAATGGCGAGTCCAGAGGAACGTGATCGGTTTTACAAAAAAATTGGGTCTAAATTGTTAATAGGTAGGGAATAAATATGCCTCCAGCAACTCCAGGAACTCCAGCAACGCCTTCTCGTGCTTCTGTCCGAGCTTTGAATCAACAGACGAAAGCCGCTAGTGTTTTTACTACTGAATTGAATAAAGCTGAGCGGTCTCTTAATCAAATTAACGACACCATTAATAAGCTCAGTTTTGAAAAAGCCCTGTCTTATGTTGAAGCCGATATAGCAAAAAAGCGTTTGTTTGACTTGAATAAGGAGTTGGAGAGGCTACGAAAAAAAGAAGAATCTTTAGCAAAGAGTAAAAAGAGATTTTCGGCTCGTGCAATTACTCAGCAAAAATTATTGAGCGCTAAGATAAAACAAACAACAAAGGATATTGAGGCTGAGGGTCTGGCGGTAGAGAAGTTTCAGATGTCCCTTAAAAAAACTTCTGAAATAGGACATGAGGCTTTTGAGAGATTGGGTGAGGGGGCGAGTTCTTTTGGTGACATGATAAAAGCTATCGGTCGTCACTCCCCCCGGGACCTTGGTAAGGCCTCCAAAAAGGCCACTGAGGTTGGAAAGAGCCTGTCAAAATGGGGAGAGAGTCTTACAGGTGCAAAGGGTGTAATGAAGGCATTCGCCCCTGCAGTACAAAAACTTGGAATGGGCCTGGGAGGGGTTTCCAAAATCATGACTGGGCCAGCGGGATGGGCTGCAATGGCCACGAGTGCTTTAGTTGATATTGAGATGAGGGCGGATAAGTTCCTTAAAGAGCAAAACAAGATTTTTGCAGGGATGCGTGGCCCCAATATCATGTCAGGAGACGTTAAGAAGCAGTTTAAGGATTTTAATGATCAGATTTTTAAGGCAATGGATAATATTCATGATGGTCTCAATGTCAAAGAGGTACAGCAATTCTTTCAGGCCATGTCGGATTCAGGGACAGCAGTAGGGAAGTTAAATAATAATTTCCAAACATATAGGGATGTGGTGAGTGTGGCTGCTAAAGCCAGTAAGAACTGGGGAGTGGATATATCGTATATGGGTCAGGCTTCAAGTGACCTTATGCAGGACTACCGTGCTGATCTCTCCACCATAGATGATCTGTTTAATCAAGTTGCTTTTGATGCGGGCAAATCGGGGCTCTCTACAGATAAGTTTTGGTCTGCAATTAAAAATGCTACGACAGGATTGGGATTTTATGGCCTCGCTTTTGAGGGCTTAGGAAAAACCATGGGGGAATGGACTAAGCAACAGATTGGAGGTGCAAAGGACGCCGAATCTGCCCTTTCAAACATGGCGGATATCTCTAAGAAATCTTTTAAAGATGCCTTCAAATATGTCGGTTTGGCTGTAGAGACCGGTGGCTATGACCTGGGATCTGCGATTGGGGAGCAGATAGCAAAGGCTGAAAAAGCTAAGCTGACCGCGACACCAGAGCAGAGGAAACAACTGACGATACGACAGGGCACCTTACAAAAAGCACAGAGTGCATGGGCCGGAGGAGACAGAGGAAAAGCCATGCGGATAATGTCTCAGAATATGGGTGAGCTCGCGGATGACATGCCGAATATGGTGCGGTCCATTCTTATGGGGAACAAAGATCTCAAAGATGCTTCCGACGAATCTAGCGAGGCTTTTGGCAATGCTGTTATTTTCGCCGAATCGTTGGGAGTTAGTCTCGAATCGGTAAGGATGCTTGCCCGAGAAATGGCTACTTTTGGCCTGACAATCGAAGAGATTATGAAGGCTTCAGCAGGACAGGGGCCATTGTCTATAGACAAGACCCTTATTGATAAACTTTCCTCCTCAGATGCACAGGTTCAGGAGCAGGGGATCAAGGAGTTGACAGCAGTTTTGGCTCCTACGTACAAGGAGAATGCTGATGCCTTATCCAAGCTGGCTGCTTCAGATAAAGAAATACGCGATGCCTTGATAAGTGGGAATCTACCCAAGGCACTGGAGGCCTTAAAAAACGACCAAAGAAGGATGACTAAAGACTTAGGGTCGAATAACAAGCTCTCTGGAAAAACGGATAAACAAATAGCCATGAGTGCCCAGGATACTTTTACCCAGTTACGGGACGGAACCCTTTCCTGGGAAGAAATGGTGAATATGGGATTGGATGAGGGCAAATACTGGCTGGCGAGTATGTCCGGGGCGGAAAAATTAAATAACCTTGTTACTCAAATTCTGCATGCAATGCCTAGGCATAAAGAATCTACAGCGGCACAGGGAGCCAAAACAAAAGCGGCCCTTGGTTTAGGAATAATTTCCGACATGAGCTCGGTTAAAGGACAAGGAGCCGCGGTAACAGAAGCGCTCAAAAAAAGATCCCTGCTAGGGGGAGTCCCTCAAATGATGGGAGGCATGACTGGGGATTTTGATAAGAAGAAGGCTATTGAAGATGTCCGTGCTCTTAGTAAGCAGGTTCCAGCAACAGCTTTACAAAAGGATTTGGGGGCACTTACAAATAAGTTAAAAGAGATGGATGCAGAAACTAATCCTGAAAAAATGAAAGGTTTTCAGGAAGAGTTAAATAGCCTGACATTAGCAGTTAAGACTTCAGCAGAGGGCCTACGAAATTCATATAGTGGACTTATATCAGACCTGACTACAAATAAAGCAGTTGGTGCCTCAGCAAATTTAACTGGGATGACTGCAAAAGCCACCATGAGAGATCCCCAGCTCATTACCTCTCCAGGATTCGTCAAGCTTGATCCCGGTGAAATGCTTCAACCCGGTAACTTCGCCAGGACTACGCTGGCAACTTTGCCCTCGGCTCCGGGTAGCCAGGGCCCTACGGCAGGGGTGGGGGGAAGATCAATAACCATAAATGTCAGTGCTAATGAAAAGGATTTGGCCACAAAGATAGCCAATGAGGTAAGGTCAGTCCTTTTTAAAGAAAGAATGGTATAGTATGTCTGATGTTAATATGTCCGGCACGTATCAGGCACAAAAACTGTCGGAGTTTCAGAACACAGAACGGCGTGCTTCAACAGACGCAGCCGCATCCGATTACTACTCAGCCCAGGAGAGTCATCTTTATACAGTTCATGGGCTGAATCGGCCTGAGAAACTAAATTTCTATATAGAGCTTGTGACTGGTCAAGGCCAGGTTAGGCCATACTATCTGCAAAATACAAACACCCCAATTCAGGGGATGATCCTTTATATAAACCCTAATTCTGTCTCTATTAACCTTTCTAAGATTATCAACAGGACTCAGGCCATGGTCGGGTGGGTTGAGGATCATTGGGGGGAAGAGCTTGACACAATTACTTTTCAGGGTAGCTCAGCTGCTTTCATTTTTTCAACGCCTGTTCCCGGGTCTGATGTAGGATTTCAGTCTTCTGCTTTGCAGTCTCCTGAGCAGGTCAGGGAATATTTCAATAAGTATCAGGATCTTCCGGACATATCAAAAACGGCAGAGCCCTCTCTGGGGACACCCATTTTTACGGGACTGACGGCATTAAAAAGGCGGGACACAGTCGCTTATCAGGAGTTCAGAAAGATTATTCAAATCATGGATGGGAATGGTGCCACCTTTGACAGTTGGGGTTTTATTAAGGATCGCCTGTTTGTTCAGTTGAGCTATGACTATGCTTCGTATAGGGGCTATTTTGAGAGCATTGACATAACTGAGGATGCTATCAGCCCATACAGATTTACATATACGATTACATTCAAGTCAGAAAAAACTATTTACTCTTTTGTAAGGTAAAAAATGAATCCCGAATCCTCTACTAACATACCTAAGATCAGGCGGGAGACAGACGAGTTTCTTGATCAGTTTCCTTCCTCTCTGTATGCTCCGTTTGCGGGGTTAAAGAATGAGGATCTGCTTTCCGATCTTGATATAGGGCCTTTTCTTCAGGCCAGCAGTGCCCTGGGCCTGTCACAGGACCCTTATCTGACCGGAGCTTCTCCAGCCTGTCTTCCGATGACGTTCAGAATTATTGATAAAACAGGGAGTGTAGCTCTTGAGTTCACCCTCCTGGTTAATCCGAGTAATATGAACCATGGTAAAACCTCTACGGTTGGGGCGAGCTTTACTCGTGAGGGTTACGTAACTCAGATGTGGGGGCCTAATCAGGATTTAATAACCGCTTCGGGGTCATCCGCCGCTTTTATGGTAGCGGGCATAGGGCTTACCTCTGTTGGGAGGAGAAGATCTTTTGGGTTTTTGAATTTTACTACTCTACTGGCAACTTACCGAAGTAATGGCTATCTTCTGGGAGACCCCACTCTTGAGTCGGGATTGACACGGGTGGTAAATTTGGTGACCGGGGTGGAGCTGACATACGACAACCAGAGTTACATGGGGCATTTTAATAACTTTACCATTGATGAGAATGCTGATAGTCCTTTCCGGTTTAATTATAATTTTGATTTCGTTGTGAGCATGCTCAGTAAAAACTATAATGAGGTTAGGGGTCATTTCGCCTCAATAGATGACTTGAGTGGACGGGATCCGGCTCCGATTCCTCTGGTGGGTGATATCTCTCAAGATAATGTACCGTTTCAGGGCATTAAATCCCCAGAGTATGTCAGGCCTCAAAGTGTTCAGGATCTTTTTGATTATAGAAATGATATCCAAATAGAGTATGGGGAGCTTGCTTTTCCCCCAGAGCCTGATCCTGTTAAGGAACCGGATTTGTTACCCCAATTTAATTTCAATGGGGACGTTAAAAGTACTTGGAAGCTACCTGTCGGGAGTGGAAAAGGTGGAGGTGGTGGGGCATCGAGAACAATGCCTTATAATGAGGCGGAGGTTAAAAGGAGTAATGCCTCACAGGCGCGTGTGGCGAATACGGCATTTAAAACTAGTCCGTTGTTGAACACGAAACTAACTAAAACACTCAATTGGTCTCCGGACAATAACTACCGGCAGAACTTAAACCTGAAGACGTAATGGGGTTTGACTAATGGCAATCAATGACGGAATTTTTACACTAGAGGAGTTTAATAATCGCGGAGTTATTAAGCTGGCCCCAGACGCTCTGCTCTACATTGGCAGTGGCCTTAATCAGACGAGAGTGGTCAACTCTATTTCAGTTGCTTCAACTACGGGTCAAAACAAGATAGAATTAAACGGGGGCATCTCGTCGATTACAATCAATAATACTATTGATACTCCGGGAGCATCCACGGCTTCGATCGAGGTGTCCACTCCTATCTACGGAGAAAATTCCCAATACTGGATTAACTATCCGGGGCCTGATGCCAACACTACTATTAAATATTCAATCTTCGTTCCTATGATGGAGGTGAAGGTATTTTTTAAAGGCCGTTTCATGGTGAACAATAAACCCCAATACTACCAGGCTTTTTGGGGATTTATTACAAATGTAGAGGAAAGCTATAGTGGTGGGGTTTATAAGATAGCCCTTCAGTGCTGTGACATTCTACATTGGTGGTCATACCATAAAATTAATGTTCATCCGACGCCTGAGAGCAGTACCGTAGCTGGTGTGCCCCAACCGTTGACTTTCTGGTCTACCATATTTAAAAATACGAATGCTTTCAGCATTATTCAGGCCTTGACAGAGCTTAGTGGAAATATCTCTTTCGTGACTCCGGCCTGGCTTGGTCAGTTGAACTCAATAGATGAGGTCTTTCCAAAAGATGAGTTTGCCCTGTTTACTCAGGGTCAGATCATGACCTATTGGCGACAGAGATTTGCCACGATAGGTAATTTTTTAAAAATGTACGGCATGCACGGGCAACTGGTGGATAATGGCAAGATCAGAACTTTGCAACCTGATTCAATAAATCCTGACAAATTCAAGCCTGAAGTGGGTTCTCTGAATGCAACGGATTCAAAAGCAAAAAATCAGTATACCCTCGATGAAAGTTTTCTGGAGAATTTTCCTGTCTTCGGAGATCTGACTAATCTGGGTACTTTTGAATCCGCCGAATATATGACACGCCTTGAGATAGCAACGGAGGTTAAAAACAGATGCGACTATGAGTTTTTTCAGGATACTAATGGTAACTTTGTTTTTAAACCTCCTTTCTATAATCTGAATGTCAAGGGTGTGCAACCGTATACGATTCGACCAAATGACATAATAAATTTTTCACTGGCAACAGATGTTGAAGCAATAACAACTGTGATGACTGTTAATTTTCCATTTGCGAGAGGCTTCTATTCTCCGGAACTGCCTTTAAAGAAAGGGTTCCATATGGACGTAGGCCTCGTTCAAAAGTACGGTGTCAAGTACGAGGAGATCAGTGTTAATTATCTAACGGATGCTAAGCTGGCCCGCTCCTATGCTGCGGCCCTGATGGGAACAAAAAATGCAAAATCAATCGCGGGTTCCATAACTATTCCAGGACGCCCTGAAATGAAAATGGGTTATCCTGTCTATGTAGAACATCGTGATGCCTTTTATTATGTACGTACTATCTCTCATACTTTTGACTTTGGGGGAACTTTTACTACAACGCTTGGAATTGAAGCGGAGCGTAAAAAGGTTTATGAATATGAGGTTATTGACAAGATAAAACAGACGGGATTCAGACAACCCCTCGCCAGGGGAGTTTATAGATTAGCAGACGAATTAGTTAAAAATAATCCTATTAATCCAAATGATCCACCTTCAATTGATATGGGTAATGATAAGATTAAAGCCATTCTCAGTAGCAATCAGCATACCGCTTCAGCAACTCAAGGGCGGTATGTCGTTGACTTTCAAAGGAAGAAGGTTGACGGGGTTGAACTCGGACCCATAGATACGGATGGGTCAGATCATACTGAGGATGTCATAACGGATAAAACATACCCCTATACAGATGAGGAAGGCTATGCCGTTATAGGGGCTTTTACCTATGGCCGAGGTCTGAATCCTTATTTTCTAGACAAGCCCAAAAGAGATGACATCTCTAAAAAAACATATGAAATTACAATGATGAGTAAACCAGCATATAAAGCGGAATCGGATGCTATGAAAAACGTGTTTTCTCAGGGCGAAGAGGGCACGGTTCCGGCTTATACAGAACTATTGGGCGGGGCAATGCCTTCCTCTTTGGGTCAGAGCATAGATGTTCATACGGTAGGTCAGACTGCTACCATTACTGATACCCAAAAAGAGGCATCAGTAACAGAGGCGGTGACTAACGCAACGGCAGGGGCGGGAAATAAACCCACAGGGGCATTAGTGGATCAGAGTGCATATCTTATTAATAGAAATAATAATTTTGCAGCTCCTGATGCATTGAAAGTCAATGTCTCTGTTCTAGCACCTCCGGATAACTCGATAAGAGTCAAGACAAGTTTGGATTTTATTTCGGGTATATAAGGAATTTAAAGCACCGAGGGAAAAATGAGTTTCGATAAAAAACATTACCATAAAAATGCCAAACCTGCATTCTCCACACAGTTTGATGGGCTAAATAGAGAGCATCAATATTTCTATCTTCGCTTAGCTATTATTGATGATGTTGACCCTGATAAATATCTGATGCGAATCACATGGTATGAGCAGAATGGCTCAAGGAATGAAGTTCCCCTTTCTTTCCCTTACATGGGACCTGCCGGATGTATTGGAGCCTATCCTGAGAAAGGGGCTTTGGGAATTTTTGGCTTTTTCAATGAGGGTGGCGGGAAGGGCTCTCCTTTATTGCTGGCATGCATACCAAGGAGCCTTTTCGCAGGATTGAATAATGCCCTAGTTAAGACTTATCCGGATTCGATCACAACTGATGATTTTAATGAGATAGAGTATAAGTTCAGGAAAATGACTCTTGGTGATGCCGTTGTCAGAGCTCCTGCCGGGGGCTACATATTTCTGAACAAAAATGTTGAGTTAACGGACGACATGCAGGACTCCATTCTTTTACGGGAAAGCGATCAGTCCATACTCTCAACGTCTCTCAATAACTTTATTTTTGCGGATGGTGCCTCAGTCAGCATGGGCCCAGTCATGAGGAATGGGCTGGTTATTTATGACGAAATAGGCAATAAAAGCCACCCATACGGAAGCATTCATCCTGTTGCGAGCGGAAAAAATGTCATCTATATCGTGAGGCACGGGGAAGAGATAGATAGCAATACTGTTTTCTATTCTGAGTATAAAGTGGATGTCGATGAGTTCGGTGATGGAAAGATAGACCTGAATGATGTCAACAGCACTACTTTGATGTCTGTCAGGGATCCTATCGTGACCATGGCCATGGGGAATTTCATTGGGGATAGAAAGAGCCCTCATTACGGCTATCCTCTGAAGGTCAGACTTTTTGCTTCAACAAACGACGGAAAAGGTGCCTTCTCTCTAGAACGGTGCATACAAAGTGGTGGATCAGACGAGCCCTCAATTATAGGCCTGGCCTATGCCCTTCATTTTCCGAAGAGTGGGGCTTTCATGGGTTTTGACAAAGAAGGCCACCATTATCTACATCTGCCAGCGTCAAGATCAAATCCATTAGGTGCTGGTAGATCAATGTCGATTCTTGCCCATGGCAATTTAAAAGAGATATGGGGCAATGCTGCTCCGGATAATAATTCATGGGATTTGACGGCAACAGGTGGAGTCAGGTGGAACATTGGCTCCCATAATGACCAGAACCAGCAGAAGAGTCGTAGTATTCAGATTAAGACATCTGGCGGGATTTACATCGAAGCCGGTGGCAATGATGACGATACATATACGACTAAAAGTAAAACTGTAATAAATGGTTTTGCTAAACACGAGGTCTTAAGGGGAAATGTTCTCGAACAGGTTGGGGGCAGTAAGGTTGTGGTAAGTGGCCCATTGGACGCCACAGTTAATGGCCTTAAGACTGAGAACATTACCGGGTCAGCAGAGGAAACAGTTCAGAGCGAAAAAAGTGTATCAGTCTCTGGAAATTATTCTGAAGTAGTTGTGAAACAGAAACAGGGTAAATTTGGCAGTAGAAAAACTATAATTTCTACTGGAGATGATGAAACGCAAGTTATGGTAGGGAGTATCAAAGAGTCAATCACTCTTGGGAAAAGGATTACTGAAGTTGGGGGGCCTGGCGTGCCGGGATTACCTGGTATGGGTATTGAACAATCTATACTAAGTGGTACATGCTCAACTTCTATAAAAGCCGGTCAGTATAAGGTTAATGTGACTTTGGGAGGAATTGA